TTATTTCTCCATTCTTTTTTGTTCTTCTTCAAACCGCTCCAAATAATACTTTGAAAACGATTTATGTGTTGGATAAGCCTCCCCTTTTTCACCGTCAAAAATCAATATTTTCCCGTCGTCATCTGTCACAACATATTTTTCATTTTCCAACACTTCTATTGTAACCAAATTCTCTGTTTGCGGATATTTCTGCCGCATTTTTATTGTTTCAACAACAATATTCGGATAGTCTCCCAATGCCTTCAAAAGACCGCAAAGATGAACGTTTCCGTAACTTATCAAGCTATATTCTCTCAAATAACACTCAACATCAAAATTATATTCCATCCCCAATATTTTTTTCGCTCTGCAAAGCACACTCTCGGGCGCCCTTTCGCTATCGGGCGGCAAAGAAATATGTGCCTTGACATAATCTTCAAGGGCGGATTGCTCGTTGAATCGTTTGACGATTTCCTTTTCTTCTTCCAATCGGTCGATAATGTATTCATTCAACTTTTTCCCAAGTGATCTCGGCGGCTCATCATACCAAAGGCACGAAAGCAACCATTCATATACATTATCGTCAGAATCAACAGCAATATAGCTCCAGCCCTCTTCATAATAAATGACCACATAATCATTTAAATAACGTGTGTCTTTTCTTGCGCTTTCCGTCCCGCTGATAAGATCTGAACCAAGCCCCGTTGCCATAGTTAATCCATGTAAGGATACTCCCTCATATGAAAGCCAGCCATATGTCAACAGGTATTCCCGAAGTTGCGGACCAAACTTCGTTTTCAAACGGCTTTCTGCCTGCTCAACAAGCGCTTGGCCCGGAATGTATTGTGTTTGGCAGCCACCAATATTATTCTCACTGATATATTGTTTCAGCTCATTTATCATGTATGTTTTTATCTCCTTTTTTCAATTTGCTGAAGTCTGGTTTTCCAGTGCTTCTCCCTTTCTTTATTGAATTTACTTTTTTCACCATCAATTTCCCTCCAGCTCGGTTTCCCATTCGCATGCCAAATCGAATAGTTGCCACTCAGTCTGTGCTCTTCCGGCGTCAATTCGACAAATGGAGAATTTGCATCTTGCCCAAGATGGTGCAATTCAATCGGTTTTCCCGTTGCCGCATCCCGCGGAGAATTGCCTTTTCGCATTTGCTCGCGGTTTGAAATTCTCACGCCGTTTTCTGCCACGAACACATAATCGGCATCTATATGATCTTTCACAAGGCAAAGCCTCCCGCAAATCCTTTCTTCATGCAGCCCGGCGCTCTTCAAAAGCTCATATTGTTCCCGCGTTGTGATCCAACGAACGACATCCGGCGACCAGCCGCTTTCCCGCGACAGTTTTACATAGTCGGACTCCTGCAGCAGCGTATATCCGTGCCGCTCTGCCCATTTGATCTCCTTTTCATTGTATAGCTGTTGGTAAGTTTTGTCAATGACATCTTTCCGAAGCGCGGCAAGGTTCGCCGCGTCCTCTCCGCGGGTTGTGTCCGCCTCATACAGCGCATCTACCGCTTTTTGAACACTTGTTTTGTCTGATTTTGTCGAACGGTTTTTCTTGACTTTCTTCTGCCCGTATGCTATCATCTGAGCAGCGGAAAGGTTATGCTCGAATCCGTTTTCGGACGTCTGCTCCGGGGAGGCTGCCTCCATGTTGAGCCGTTGAGAAACCTTTTCGCTTTTCTTTTTTTCGCTTTTCCTCCCTTGCATATATGCCGTGATTACTCTCAAACTTTTTGCAGCGGAATCAGGAACGGCTTCAACTACATAATAAGTTCCGTTCACCTTCTTTGACAGCCGTATCAGCGGTGCAGGATTTCTGTTTTTGTCCAAAGAGCCGCGTGTTGTCGCCTTTGTATCTTCCAGCATGTCATACTGCTCAATCACATATTGCAGCCGTCCGATATCCTCCATGTTTTTCATGCTGTGGTTTGCACTGCCGCTCTCCCCGTGCCGTTTTAAAATATGTTGAATCCCGCCGGCATAGATTTCATTTCCAAATCCGCTCACATCTATGCCAAGCTTTTGTTTGATCTCATTTTGCATGCGCTCCGATACGGCACCGAGAGAATACTTGCCTTTCGTGATTTCCCCGTTTTTCACCCCCTCGGCATATTCGACCAGATCCGGGTCAACACTTTTTTGATATTCCTCTATGATTGCCTGCTCCGCCTGCGTATGCGTTGCGGGGTCGGTATTGACCGCTGTTTTCTCCTGCATCTGTGCGTATGCTTCCGCCGTTGCGCCGTCCTGCGTTCCATCCTGCCCGGAGGGGGCGCTTTTTTCTGCGATATCCGGCGCGCCCTGCTGCTCCGCACCCGCCGCACGCTGCAAATCCGCATCATAAAGCTTTGAAAGTGCGGATTTTTCTTCGGCATTTTCGCCTTTTGTTTCCCCGGGCGCCGTCTGCTCCGATGCTTGCAGGGGCCGTTTTGAAACCGTATCCCCGCTCTCCATAATTGCATAAAACAGCCGCCCGATCTCTTCATCGGAAAGCGTTTTCTCCCGCTGCTTTGCCGCAAGCTGATCCGCCAGCAGCTTGATCTGCGGCTGCTCCTGCATTGTCTGCGCGCCGCCGATCATACACTCAACCGTGTCGCTGCCGCTCTCCCGCAGCCGTTTTCCCGCCTCTCGATACTCGGAACGCTGCCATTTTTTTGTGCTGCCGACAGTGACCCCTGCACCGACCGCCGCCATGGTCCCGCCGGAAAGAAAGCCGCCGAGGAAGCTTTCGCCCATGGAAAGCGCCTGGTCGCGCACCGCAAAGAGAAACGCCTGCTTTTCGCTCTTTCCGTCCGCCTCATAGCTGCGGATGGCTTCCTCCCATTGGCTTTTATCCTTGGCAATCAGCACATCGGCAAAGAAGTTGATCACATCGCTGCCGACCTCCTCGGTGCCCTCCGTGAACGCATTCTTGAGAATATATTGCCATACGCGCTTATTTCCTACGCCCTCAAGGAGCGCCTCCACGCTAAATTTCTCCGTCAGGATTTCCGCTGCCCCTGCGATCGTGCCGAGTGCAAACGCCCGGTCGTCCGTAAGGCCGCGGTCCTTTGCCGCAATCGTTGCATCCGCCGCGGCGCCCGTGCCCATAATGCCGAGGGCAACCGCCTCCGATATCCTTTTCGCTGCGGCAGAGCCGGCAGAGGAAAACCCGCCGGAGAGCAGCGTCTGCCAGGCAAAATCCGCCATGCTTGTGCCGACGCCGTAGGCAAAGCTGCCGACCTTTCCCCAGGTGCCGCTGCGATTCATTTTCTCCATGATGGCGTCCCGCGTGGCGGTGTTCCAGCGGGAAAAGTTATTGTAGGCCGCGTTTTCGTCGATTTTCCCGTCCTCCAGGTAATCGGCAAGCTGCATCAGATAGCTTGCGCCCTTCATCGGAGATTCCAAAACCGAGCCGATGGTTGCAAGAATTGCCGTCCCGGCATTTTTTGTGGCAAACTCCTTCCATTTCCGCTCGCTTTCCTCTCTTTGCTGCAGCATGAGGTCGTCCCGCAGTCGCTCCTCATAAAACTTTTCCGCCGCCTCTTTCCCGTATTTGCGGTAATAGTAGTTGAAAAATTGTGTTTGCTCCGGAGTGGCAAACTTGGTTTCTGCTTTTCCTTTTTTTGATGCATCATAGAATGATTGCATTCCCGCACCGAGGCTTTGCTCAACAGGAGGAACATATGCCGCCTTAGCATAGAGGGCATCCTGCGCTTCTTCGTTCCCGTTCATTGCCTCATAAAGCGCCGAATACCAGGGCTCGTTTGGTCGTCCGGTCCAATCCTTCTCATATTTTTCCGTCCCGTCTCTCGGGTCCTTTTGGTATTGGCTCAGCTCTGCAAAATCAGCCCGGTTTCGCAAATCGTCGTAGGAAAAATAGTGCGCCCAGGAAAGCTCCTCCTCGTATTTCTTTTTGACCTCTTCGATCTGTTTGATTTTTAATTCGTTCTCAAGAATTTCTCTGTCATATGTGCCGCTTTGCTCTTCCTGCCTTTTTACTTTCAGTCCTGTCAGAATATTTTCATACTGCTTGATTTCGGCATTCAGCGCGGCAATATCCGCTTTTACCTCCGCCTCGGGGCGCACCCCCGCCTTCCATGCATCGTATTGCTGCTTTTGGTTGGTTTGATACATGTGAAAGGCTTCATTTGCCTCCAGCATGCGGTCGTATGCCTTGGTATATGCATCATAATAGGCCAGCGTATCCTTGTAGCTGTCCGAATACTTGTTGAGCAGCTTGTAAAAATTGCCCGTGCGGTTCTGCAGTAAAATCGCATTGAGGTCGCTCGGGTTGTTTCTGTATTGCGCCTGCAGCTGCTGCAGCGCAGCGCTTGCCTGTTCAATGGCGGCGCGCCCCTCGCTCTCGCGCGAAAGAGCTGCCTCGTAGGTCTTTTTCGCTTCTTTCGCCGCCGTTCCCGCTTCGTTTAACTGGTTCTCCCAGCGCGTGTCCTGCCCGAGCTCCGGCATGGAATAAAACTTCTGCTTCGTCTGCTCAATGCGCTGCGTCGCGTCCGCCGTGTGCGTCCGTCGGCTGAGGGCGTTTCCGGTCTGCCGTTCAATCGCGCCCTCTGTCATGGCATTCCCGGCCGGGGCGGCGTTGCTTTGCGCCGCCCTCAGCGTTTCCTTGCCCGGGTAAAGGATCGGCGCCGTCACCGTCGCGCCGAGCTGCTTTGCCTTCTGCCGTTCGCTCCATTCGTCAAAGGAGAGTGCCCCGCTGTCGTTCACAAGCTTCTTTTTCTTTTGCTCGTTGCTCCATTCATCAAAAGAGAGCACCCTTCTTTCGCTTTGCTGCTTCTGCTGCTGTTGTGCATTGCTCCATTCGTCAAAGCTCTGCATGGCCTTTCTCCCTTCTTATTGCAGCGCGTCATAGCGCCTGTTTTCCAGCTTGCTCAGTCCGCCGCCGAATTTTAAGGTGCTGCCGGAGGAGGACGCCGTGCCGTTTTGATATGCATTGAACGCCTTTTTGTAGGCATCGTATGTGTCGTAGTTTGTAACCGCCGCGATGCCGACGCCGCTTTGCAGGTATTGTGATTTTCTTTGGTTCCATTCCTGCTCGCTGAGCAGAGAAGAGCTTCCGCGCGTAAAGCCCGCAGCCTGCAGCCAGTCCCGGCTGATGCCGCCGCCCGTCAGCGCGTCGTATTCGTCCGCCGGGATCGCGCCGCCCGGATACGCGCTCTTCAGCTCCGCAATTTCGCTGTCCGTCAGTCCCTTTTTCCCGCCGGGATAAAAGCCCGCATTGTAGAGCGCCTCGGGCGTGTAGCCGCGGGCAAGCAGTGCGTTCCAGCTGTCCGCATCGATCTCCTGCTCCCCGTATTTCGCCTTGATCTCATTCACCTGCCCGCTCAGCAGCTTTTGGAGGGCAGCGCTGCTCCTGCCAGCATAGCCTGTGGTCGCGGTGTCCGTGCTTTGAATCTGCGGCGTGATACCCAGCTCCCGCAGCCCCGAGTAATCGCCCACGGATGCGCCGAGCTGCGCCAGGTTATATCTGCGCTGATAGTCGTCGCTGCGGCGGTTCTCCTGGCTGTTCACCTCGTCCAGCCAGCGCGCATACTCCGTCTGATCCTTCCCCTGCAGCATGCTCAGATCGTCCCGCTTGCCGGAGAGCTCCTGCAGGTATTGGTTGTAGGCAAGGGTGTAAAGCTCCTGCGCCTTGTCTCCCACCTTCGATGCATAATAATCCCCCGCCTGCTGCGCCGCACTCACGGCAGCGGTGGAGGGTACGCCGCCCGTCATGCCGGCATAAGAGCCCATGGTATCCTCCGTCGCCCGCTTTCCCTCGCGCGCCATCTGCTTGCGGTATTCCTGAAAAAGCGGATCCGTGTCCGCATTGTAGGTGAATGTTTCGCGGTTCAGAATTGCGTCCGTCAGTTCCTTTTCCCGCTCTGCATACGGGTTTTTGTAGTCGTTCGGGCTGATGGGGTCCAGCGCAAAACTGCTCCCGTCCGCCCCGCCCGTATATCCGCCGTAGCCGGAACGGATCCTCTCCGCGCCCTGATTTGCCAGCAGGCGCTCCTGCTCCGTCTTTGCGTTCTGCCAGTCGTTTTTGTATTTGAGAATGCTCATTCCCGCATCCGGGTTGTTCCTTGCCAGCGCAAGATCCGCATCCGAAAAGCGATACCCGCTCTGCCGGTATGCCTTGTCAAAATCGTCATGGGTATAAGTTGCCATGTGTTGCTCCTTTCTCAGTCATTTTCCGAGCCCTGTGCAATCTCCCGCACAAGGGAATATAAGATCATGCCGCCGCTGCCGCTGAGCCGCAGGGAGAAATAATCGCACCGCCGCGGAATGATCGGCAGATAAAAGCTGCGCTTCTTCGTCGCCGTCAGCGTCTTTGCCGTGTGCCAGATGCCGTCCCCGTCATATTGCAGCTCTATTTTGCAGCTTGCTCCCGCGTCAAGCTCTGCCCGCAGCAAAAGCTTTGTGATGTGTTTTTTCTCCGGGGCGGGCGTTGCGGTGGAATAGCTTGTGGTATATTCCGTAAAATCCGCCCATTGCGCAAGATACGGCACCGCCGTCTCCGCCGTCGCCCCCTGCGGCACCTGCCGCACATTGCCGCAGAGAAACAGCCTGCCCTGTGCGCTCAGTGTGTAAAGCTCCCCGTCCCAGGCAAAGCCCACGGCCTGCGTCGCATCCTCCCTGTGCCAGAGATTGCAGCGCGTGTCGTAAACAAACAGGCTCCATTCTCCCGCAGCATTCTGCATCGAAACATAATATTTCGATCCGTCGCTGCCGCCGACCGCGTTTTTGTATCGGTCCTGCCCGAATGCCGTCGCAACGCTCTGCGGCACCCCGCCGCCGTATGCTGTGATGCCCGTGCGGGAGAGATAAAACAGCGTCTCCCCGGCAATCGCCAAAGAGCGGTCGCTGCCTCTCTCCACGCCAAGCGAGGCGGAGCTGAGCACCTGGAAGTTCGAAGGCTTTGAGCCGTAAACCTTGTAAATGGCATCCTCCTTGAAAAAGATCGGGTATCCGAATGCCGAGATGCAGCCCGTGAAGTCTCCCGCGCTCTGCACATCCACCGCGTAGCTGTCGGTCGTCAGCCCGTCAAAAACATTCCAGTTGAACGGGTCGCCGAGCTTTGATGCGTAAATGGTGTCTCCCTTGCAGCCCCACAGCCTGTTTTCGTGCGAGCAGATAAAGTCAAGCTCCGGCACCTCCCGCTTGATCGTCAGCATATTCTCGCCGTCCCCGTTTTCGCCTACGGTGAAAATGTTTTCGTAAAAGTGCAGCGAGGTGCCGTCCACCTCGCGGATGATCGCCGTGCGGTTGTTCTCCGGGTGCTGCGTCGCTCCGCTGATGCGCACCGCGTCTCCCGCGGAAAACAGCGTCGCAAAGTCAAAGGTCGTTCCGTAGCCGCCGGAGCCGGAGACCGTGATCGTGTTTGCCTTTGCGCTCTGTCCGGCAAATGTCCCGTCCTTAATCACGCATGCGCCCGTATAGCTTTTTTCAAGCATGCCGAATGTTCCGTCCGTGCGGTTGTAATATGCCTTGTCCGGCAGAATGATGAGATACGGCCCGAGATCCGCAAAGCGCTTGCGGCTGTCCGTCACCGTCCCTTTTTTCTCCGTCCCCGCAAAAAAGCCCGTGCCGTCCACGGTATAGATCCCGTCATGCCCCCAAATGCCGTTCGGCTTTGTCAGCGTGCGCAGAATCTGCCGCGCGGGTCGTGTGCTCAGCAGCGGGTAAAGATCGCCCGAAAGGTTCGTCATGTCATAAAGCTCGCCGTTTGCGGCATTCTTTGCATGGTGATACCCGCCGAATTTTACCTGCTTGCGCTTTGTGATCCCGTCTGCATAGCGCAGTGCGGGCAGTCCCTCAGCCATAGATTTTCCCCTCCGCTTCAAAACACAGAAAGCCGCGCAGCGCCTCCAGCTGCGCCGGCGTGATCTGCTCCGGTGCGGGCGCGGTCGGAGGCATCACATATTTTTGCGCCGCCTCCACCGCGCACAGCTGTGCGTGTTCTTTTTCAAAAGCGGCGGCGTCCGCCGTGTTTTCCAGAGCAAAGATTCCCGCCCCGGTCCATTTGATGCCGCCCGCTTCGTCCTTCTTTGCGTATTTTTTCGCAAGCGCCCTCTCCTGTTCGGAAAAGAAGCGTGCCTCGTCCCGCAGCTGCGCCGCGCAGCTTGCCAGTGCCCATGCCGTGCGAAACGGCATTTTTTCGTTCTGCAGCGCGCTTGCCGCAAGGTATGCGTCCATGCATTGCCCGAGATTCTTCATTGTCTCCTCCTGCTTTTTTTCGCCTTGTCAGCTCTTTTGATAGGTCAGCGCCCCGTTGATGTACACATTTCCCACAAGGTAAATGTCCGGCGCTTCGATCTGCGCGCTTGCCGTGCCGCGCAGCGTCGCCTTTTCCGTCGCCCAGATATAAATGCTCTTGTCTGCGGCAAGCGAAATGCCCGCCGCGCTTTTGAGCTTGATTGCCGGGTTGAGCCATAAGCCGCCCGTCTCCAAGATCAGGCGATATTTTGTTTCGCTGTCCGTATTTGCTCCGTTATCGTCCATCTTGAGCGTCGCAACGATATTCTCCGTGGCCCAGCTGTCGCCGTACAAAAAATCGATCTGTCCGCTGCCCGTACCGTCCGCCCTCAGCAGCGTGCGGAAAACGCTCCCTTCGATCTCGCACCCGGAAATATGAATCGCCTTGATGGTCCCCGTTGTAATGTTTGCGCCGTTGATGGTCGTCTTGCCCTCTTTTTTCAGATCCTGAAAGCTGACAAGCCCCGTCAGGCGGATCTCCCCCGAGGAAAGCTCCGCCTCTCCCGCGCGCAGCTTCACAGCTGTCGAGGTGCCGTCCGTCCCGTTTTCCACGGCAATGGTCAGCGGCTCGGTGATAAGGCGCCCGAGCTCCGTCAGCCCCGTCTCGTTGAAGTTGTCCGTGTCAAGATTTGCAAGCGCATAGCGCAGCTGCTCCTGCAGCATAAAAAGATAGCTCTGAATGCGCGCAAAGCGCTGCTCCGTGCTCCCCTTTTCAAAGTCCGGAAATTTCGCGTCCGGCCGCGCAAAATCCGTCGGCATTTTGGTGTGCCTCCTCTCTTTGCAAAGAGCGGCAGGGCTGAAAAAATGTGCCCTGCCGTCCTCCTTTTTTGCTTCGCGCGTTATTTCAGCCCCAGCTGCACCGCCACATAGGAAAGCAGCAGCGTAATGACAACGCCGATGGCGGTCTTGACCGCCTCCTCCCAGCGTGCGGCAGGGCGCAGCGCAAGTGCGGAGAGCTTGTCCTCCATGCCGCAAAAGCGCTTCTCCAGCCGCTCTCCGAGGGCGTCTATCTTTTTGTCCACGCGCATCACCCTGTCCTCAATGCTCTGCAGCTGCTGCTTCATCCTCGCAAGCTCCTGCCGGTCCTCGCTGATCTTCTCGTTCACCTTTTCCATCTGCCTCTGCAGCTCGCGCACGGGCGGGCAGGGGCAGCTGTTTCCCTCGGCGCTCATTTTTTACCGTCCTCTTTTTCGGAAAGCTTCAGCTCCTCCTTATATTCGTCCGCCGCCTGTGCCGGCGCGGTGAAGGAATTGTTCTTCCACCATGCGGCAAAGCTTGCGCAAAGCGTCAGCCCCACCGTCACGATCTGCGTCAGCGTTTCCTCATAGATCGGCAGCGCCTCCCTGCCGAAGATGGCAAGCACCTGATTGCAAAGCGCCAGAATAAGCGCCGCCAGGCGCGCCCAGGTCGCAGGGGTCACACCTCTTAAATTCAGTTTCTTCATTGCTGTTTGCTCCTTTCGTTTTTGTCTCAGCCGCCGAACATGCCCGCACGGTCGAGTATCACAAGCATACGCACCATCTGCTCGGAAAGCCGCAGCGAGGTGCCGTCTCCCTGTAAAATGCCGCGTGTTGTCAGCTTTTTCAGCGTCTCCTTTGCCCATGCGGGCGCCTGCTCCACCGTGTCAACGGTTGCCCCCGCCTGCTTTTCCAGCGTTTCAAACGCTCTTTTTTCTTCTGCTGTCATCGGTTCCTCTCCTCTCAGCTTTGCATTCACCGCATCGGCAATCGCCCCGAAGCGCCCCGCAAGATATTCCCCGGGGCATGCCGTCGGCTGAAAATACCGATGCATGGTGAGATTGCCCGTTTTGTCTCCGGTAAAGCGCAGCGCCCCGATCCCGTTGCGGCGGCATATGTCGGCGCAAAGGCGGATCAGCGCATCATATGCCCTGTCGCTCACGGGCCAGTCGCCCCCGGCTTTGCAGTTTGAGACCTCAATGGTCACCGCCCTGCGGTCGTTTTCATCGCTGCCGGAGGTCCAGGCGCGGTATTTTTCATCCACATAGCAGCCGATCTCCCCGTCGTTTCCGATGCCGTAATTGGCGGAGCCGCCGCGCGCCGGATTCTGAAAGAGCAGCCCCAGCGTCCTTGCCGAGGCGATGCCCGCCGCATGGTGGATCGTGATGCGGTCGATGCGTCTGCCGCAGCGGCTTGAATAATGCGGAGACGGCAGAATCACCGTTGCAAGTGTGCTCTTAGCCATTGCTCCCGTCCTTTCCGTAGAGATTGAATTCGATCCGCAGCGCATCGTTTCCGAGACGCTTGTATTTTGTTCCCGAAATCGGCGCAAAGAACGATTTTGTGTATTCGTCCATTTCATCAAAGGGCAGCCATGCAGGGTCGAAATTCCCGAAGTTCTCCTCGATCATTGCCTTTGCCTGCGCAAGCGTCGTCGGCGCGGTTACAAAGGTACCCTGCGAGTAGGTGCTCAGATTCCAGCCCTGCGCAAGGGAAACATCGCCAAGGTCCCAGCCCGGGTCAAACTGCTGCATGAGTGCCTGCGGAACCGTCTGCGCTCCTTCGCTGCGCCAAAGAATCGCCGCGCCGAAGAGGCCCGCAAACATCGGTGCGCTCAGCCCGAGCGTTTCCGAAGCATTGAAATTTGCACACACAATGTTGTGGCCCGTGTCGCCCTCATAGAACACAAAGCCGTCCTCGTAGCTCGGCAGCTGCCCCGTCGGCTCCTGCACGGTGTATGCGGCGGTATAGGTCCCGTCCGAAATGCCCGGATACCATACAAACGGAAAGGTCTTTTTCCCGTGGATTGACAGATAATTATCTGACATCTCCTTGTCCTCGCTTGTATGATCCGTGCCGTAGTCCGCAGCGTCCTGAAACAGCCGATGCATCCAAAAGTCCGGCAGATTCTCCAGCGTTCGCATCAGCATCGCGCGCAGCCCCGTCCAGTTCCTTGCGTCCGTATCCGTCACCGTCGGGATGGGCACCGGGTGCCCCTCATCCATGAAAAGCGCCGTGCCTGCCCCCGAAAAGATTTCGGAAAGACAATTCTCACTGCGCGTCATGATGCCGCTTGCCCAAAACGCAAGCCCCGTATTCAGCTCCTCATCCAGCGTCTGCATCTGCGAAAACACGTGCTTGTACGGCGCATCCACCCAGGAAATGTTCTTATCTCCCGGACCCCAAACGCGGATGCCGTGATAGTCCGGCGTGGCGATGATGTTGCCCTTGCCCGTTGCATCTCCCCATACTGCCAGCTTTGCCTGATAGGCGTCCGGATTCAGCGTTCCGTCAATGCCCGCAATGCTCACCCCCGTGCGGATATTGGCGGCAAGCAGCCCTGCGGGCTTTTCGATTGTCACGGAGGAAAAGCTCTTGCCCGCCTCCGCCTCCACCGTCTGCGCCGTATCGTCCCCGGAAAAGGCAAGCTGCACCGTTTTTTCGATCGGCTCGCGGTCATAAAAAACAGCAGTGCCCTCCCCGGTCGGCAGCGCCACGCGCCGCACGCCCGCATAGGTCGACAGCGCGCCGTTTTTATCCTTCAGCTTTACATCTGCCATGGTCCTTCTGCTCCTGTTCCGCCGCTGCGGGGGAGCGCTCTCCCCCGCGGCAGTCGTCTTTTTCTTCTCCGAGCAGCTTTGCAAGGTTCACCCTTGCCGCCGCTCTCAGCTCCACATACCGTGCCATGGCATTATTCCAGCGCGATGCGGAAATCGCCCACGCGGAAAATGGGGATCTCGTTCAGCCCGACCGTCACCGTGCCGCTCTGCCCGCTGCTGCCGGAGAGCTCCCCGAAGAAATACGGGTCCCCGCCGCTGACGGCATCGAAAATACCGAAGCCCACGATGGTGCCGTATGCCTCCTTTTCCGCCTCGGGGAAGAAGATCAGGTCCTGATTGCTCACCCGCGCCGCGCCGACGGAAAAGCCCGCTGCGGTGTCCTTTGCCGCCTCATCCGGGCTCACCGAGGAGGCGCCGACGATCTCCGCCGTGCCCATGATCCTCTTTTCCGAAACGCCCTTGGAAAAGAGCGCCACGCGGCGGTAGGTCTTATTGGCAAGCGTGCTGTTCTGCTGCACCTCCACGCCTGCCGTATAGGTATAGGTGCCGTCCGCATTCACCGTTGGCATGGTGGTGAACAGGCCGAGATACGGGGTCTTTGGAAAGGTCACCGTATTCGATGCGTTGGAGGCGACATCCTTGGTATAGAGCATCGCGTCCAGAATTGCTTTGCCGTGTTTTGCTGCATTGATCATTTTGTTTTTTCTCCTTTTTTCGTTCGTTATGCAAGGGAGAGCGTCTCGCCCTGCTGCGCCGCTTCATACACCATGGTCACCGTCAGGGTGCCGTCCGCAAAAACGGGGGCTTCCCAGGTGCTCCCGCCGCTCTGCTGCGCCGTACCGCCGGCGGAGGATCCCGCGGCGGAGCAAAGGGCAGCCGCAAGCGCACGCACGGTTTTCGGCTGCAGCGCGCCGCTTGCTCTCCCCTTGCCCGCAAGCCCTGCGTCGGGGGCATTTTCCTGTGAATAAACGGCGGCGCTGCATGCGCTGTGTGCCGCTTTTTCCGCGCCTGCGGGGCGCGTGGTCTTTTTGTTTGCCCTTGCGGCATGGCTGCTTTGCCCCGTGGTTTTCTGCCGCGCGGGGGCTGCGCCCGTTTCCGCGGCGGCTGCCAGAATCGCTGCCTTGCCGCGCTGCGCCGCAGGCAGGCGTTTTCCCGCCTGCGCCTTTGGCAAAAGAAACGGAAAAGCCTGTGCCGCGGCCCCGCATGCCGCGTCGGCGGCAGCCTGTGCCCGCAGGGCATTGCGCGCCTTTGTCCTTTGTGCAAGGGCAGCGGGGCGGAGCAGCTTCTGCGCATATGCATGCCCGCGATACGGGGCGCGCGCCCTGCGCTCTGCCGCCGCGTGGGCGGGCTGTGATGCCCGGGCAAAAGCGCTGCGCTTTGTTTTTTGCGCAAGAATGGCGGGGCGGAGCAGCTTCTGCGCATATGCATGGCCGCGATACAGGGCGCTTGCCCTGTGCTCTGCCGCTGCGGGGCGCATTCTGCTGCTTTGCGCCGCGGCATATGCTCCGCTTTTTTGGGTGAGCACCGCTGCGCGCAGCAGCTTTTGTGCGTAAAGGTGCGGGTGCATGCGGCTTTGCAGGGTAGGCGAAAATACCTGCCCCGCGCGCACGGTGCAGCGCAGCCCCTTTGCTGCTTTTGCCGCAGCTTTTCCGCTGTTTTTTGCCGTGATGTGCTCCGTGTCGCTCAGGATCCGCTTGCCGATGCGCAGGCGCAGGTCGCTTTTCGCGGTGCCCGTGCCCTGTCCCTTTGCCCGCCGTGCCGTCCTTTTTGCCCCGGCGGCAGAGGGCTTTGCCCTGCCTGCTTCAAAGAGCCGCAGCCCTGCGGCATCCGCTGCGCCCGCAGCCGCATACCGGGATGCCCTTGCCCTGCCATGCAGCTGTGCACAGCGCTTTCTGTGCAGCCCGCAGAGCAGCAGCGCGCGGCGGCGGTTCATGCCGCCTCCCCGGCGACGATGCACACCCCGTCCTTGACGGAGATCTCATAGCATCGCCCCGCGGCAAATTCCGGCTCCGCCCCCAAAAACCGCGCGCTTTCCGGAAATGTGATCTGCGGTGCCTCTCCCTGCGCCGTCTCAATGCGCAGCCAGCATTCAAATCGCCCCGCGGGGAAGGTGAGCGTCAGCTTGCTCACCCCCGTGAGCCTGTATTCCGTGTTGTCCGCAAGCGCAATATTTGCCGCGCTTTCCTCCGCGGTGATTTTTTGAATCTTCGGCGGCTGCAGACTCTCCAGCCATTGCGCCTCCGTGCCCGCGTACCCGTGCTTAACCGCAATACCGTAAGCGCTGAGATAATATCCTCTTGCCTGTGCCTTGCCGTCCGCGGGACGATAGCGACGCGCATACCATGTGGTATATTCCGCCAGATGCGCATTGAACTGCGCCAAAGAATTTTGATAAGCGGCATATTCCGCATGATAAAAATCTATCATCGCGCACAGATAAGAGCGGTATAGCTTATCATGCGGCGCGCCGACCAAAGGCTCCGCATCTTTATCCTTCTCATAGGAATATGCGATTACCTCACACGGCTCCAAAAGCATGATATCCGTTTGCACCATTCCTTCCGCCTCCGAAAGCCACAGCGTTTTCTGCGCGGCGGAAAACGCATTGGGGCGCAATTCATCCACAGATGCGATGATTTGCGAAATCGTCATAGTTTCCCTCCTTTCTTCGGAAAAGCGCGGCTGTATTTCTGACAATCTGCCGCATACAGCCGCGCCCGTTTTTCTCCCGGAAAAACCCGATTAAGAGAGTGCCGTTCCGCTGCTTATGCCGCCGATGCATGCATAGCGCCAATCCACAAAGCCAGCGGTAAAGCGCGCATAGCCGTCCCAGCGGTTGGCATTGGTATCACGGTCGATGGAGGAGGTGACCTCCATATCCACGCGGTTCTGGAACACGGCAGCCATGTTGTCTTTGAGATAATTGCTGTCCAGCAATACCCAGGGCGTGCCTCTGACGTGCTCGTTCAGATAATTCCAAACGATCACATTCCATCGGCCGAACTGGAAGTTAAACGCGTTGTTTGCCGTTGCAGGATCCTTATCCGCGCCGATTGCCGCAAAAACCTTTTGCTTCAATGCGCCGTTATTGGGGATGAGGATCGTATCCGGACAAATATTCAAAAGCTCCCCGTTTTCGCCCTTGAAATTTTGCATTTTTTCTTCCAATACGGAAAGATTGGAGGCGGAAAAATCCCCTGCATACAAATTCGACTGTGCCTTTCCCTTGCAAAGCGCGGGGTGGTCCACGGCAAAGAGCGCTTTCCCATCCGCCGTGCAGCAGTCAAACCGTTTGCCGTTGATCGTGATTTCGGTCTTGCCGTCCATTGCCGCACCGTAAAGGCTCGCCGCAAAGCGCTCCTTTGCTCTGCCGTATGCCGCAACGAAGGCAGCGGGGCGGCGGCGCAGCTCGATCAGATTGGAATCGTCCACCATCTCGCGCGAAATGGAAAATGCGCTCTTCCAGGTTTCATTGACAAGCAGCTTATCTCTGCCCTGCCGCATGCCGTTTTCGGGATGCGAACCGTTTTCTCCGACGGGCAGCCAGTCGTCCATGCCCGTCATAGAGGTATACGCCTCGCCGAAATGCGTCGATTTCTGCACGCTGAACAGCTCGGAAATTTTGGATTCCTTTTCAAACTGCTCTGCCTTCTTTTCGATCATCAGGCGGATCGGCGCCTGATATTTGCCGTATACGGCATCGTTTTGCATGCTGTTTTCCGAAAAAATAATTCCTGCCATGACTTATCTCCTCCTATCGCTCAGTTGCTGCTTTGGTTCGTGCCAGCCGGCGGCGCATCCACAAAAACGCCGCGCACCGTATCGCCTGCGGCTTTCCCGTCGTAATCGATCACGGAAAATACGCCCTGTGCCGTTGCCGTAACACAAGCGCTGTCGGACGCAATGGTATATGCCGTGCCGCGCGCAATGGATGCGCTTGCCACACTGAGGCGGCTCTCGTAAATTACGCCGTCCTTCACGGCGATTACAGGAAGCCTCTCTCCGTCTGTTGCAATCGTCTTGTTTGCCATGGCAATATGGCTCGGCTTTACGGCGCCGCTCGCCTTTTGCAGATGCCCGCCGGTCAAAACCAGCGCATCTCCCACGGTATAGGTGCCGTCGTCTGCAGGAAGATACTGGTGGGGGGTCAGAGTTTCTCCGCCGTAACTATATGGAATAAACATTGTTTTCTCTCCTTTTTGAATTTACATGCGTTTCAGTCCCGCTTGTTTTTTTGATACCATGAACGGATCTGATCGGCGCTCAGCTCCGGGCAAAACGCGCAAAACAGCTCCATCTGCTCCGCGGGAACATCGCTTTGCAGGCTGCCGCGGCTCGCGGTTTTTCCCAGATGCGCAAGTCCGCGCTCCGCATCAAGAGCGGTTTTCTGCGCCGCCTGTGCTGCGTCCTTTTGCAGCTTATCGCCAAAGGTCAGGCGGTATGCCTGCGCAAAGGTCAAGCCGTTTTTGATCACAAAGTCGTAAAATTTCGGGAACTCCTCCATACGACAAAGCGCCTTTACATCCGATATGGCAGGATTCAGCCGCTGCACCTCCGCAAGCTCATGCTCAAGGGAAAGTGCAATTTTTTCGCGCTGTACCGCATCCAGCTCTTCCCGCAGCGCAGTCTGCCGCTGCAATAGCGTCTCCCGCTCTCCCTCTTGTGAGATGCCATCCGGCGTTTGGCTGACAGGGGCTTCCTCCTGCGGCGCCGCCTTTTTTTCCTCGCTTTCCTCTGCCCCGCCCGGCTGCGGCGCATCCGACGCATCGAATGGCTCCCGCTTCGGCGTCGTTTTGAAAGCTTCTCCTTCCGTTTTTGCGGAAGATGATTTATTTGATGCATCCGCAGCCTGCGGAACCAAAAGCGTCTGCAGCTCCTTTTCAAAGCGCTCTTTTTCCTGCACCCGAATTTTTTCCGTCAATTCCGCCAGCTCCCGCTCCCGCCGGCGGGCGGCATTGGCGTGTCGCTGCTGTGCTGTCATAGGCCCGTTTTCCTTCGGCTTGCTGTGGCTTTTGCAATGTGCCTCGGCAACCTCACCGCCCTGCTGCGCCGCTTCCTGCGGCTGCGCCGTCGGCTCGTTTTGCTCTGCAAAATCCGTCTTTTTGGTATCCTGTTCCATGCCTTTTCTCCTTCTCTTTTTTCCCGTGAGACGGGTAATTTTTCAGGTTGCTTATTTCTGTCGCAGATCGGTTCCGGTTTTTTTCACGCTTTTTGCGCGCTTTGGCATCGCAATCGGTGCCTTAACGCTTTGGCTGCCGCTGTTTTTCACACGGCCTATGTAGCTTTTCTTTTCCATGCCGCTTCTCCTTTCTTTCGGTTTTCCCATGTTTGCGCTTTCGGGCTGCGTATCAGCTGCCCCCGTCGGGGTCAAAACTGCTTTGTCTGCATGCTCCCCTGCTCGGCGGAGACAAGTGGAAGCTCCGCCGTTTGAGGCGCATCGTTTGCCGCTTGCTGCTTTTGCTGCTGTGCCTGCAAAAATGCAACCGTTTCCGCGGCGCTCGGATAATGCAGCGCCTCCATCAGCCGCCAGAAATGAAGCTTTACGGATGGCTCGGTCGGCTCTCCGAAGGAACCGCAGAGATAGCTTTGCCGCGTCTGCTCGATCATGCTCGCGCGGTCCTCCGCCAGGGAGGACTGCTGGTCGCAGGAAAACAAAAAAGCATCGTTCCAATAAAAATGCCCGGCTTCATCCCGCTCCAGAAAATCATAGCGATTAAACACGGTGAAGCTCTGCGCCCCGTCGGCATCGCGGCAGGGCACCGGGCACGGGCCGCTTGTATAGGCAAGCTTGAACTTGAAAATCAGCTCAAAGAGCTTTGCGAACGCCGCTTCCTTCATCACCCGCTTTGACTGAAGCCTCCCGGCGCTTTGCTTTGCCTGAATTTCCTTGGCTTTCCCGCTCTGCGCGGAGCTGTCGGCCTGCCCCTGATAGGTCAGGGTAATGCCGAGCGTTTGCCGCGCCTCCTCATAAACCTGGTGCAGATAGCTCATATCCTGCGAAATATCCCCCTGGGTGGTATGCACGCCGATCATTGCCTTATCGGCGGGGCTTTCCAGGCGAATGATTTTCATCTCTCCGCTGTCCACCTTGATCGTTGCATCGTTTGGCAGCGTGAGATACGAGCCCGCCCCCAGCAGCTTTTCAATGATTTTTGCGCTGAGGCGGTTGGTCGTGTTCTGCTGGTCGGCGATTTTATCAATATCGCTCTCGCCGAGCAGCCGCCCGTATGCCGAGGTGTTTTTCTGTAAAACCACCGGGAAAAGCGCCGGGCGATAACGCGGAATATGCAGCGGTTCAACACGCGGCGTCAGCCCGCCGTCCTTATTTTCCGAAAGCGTCTGCCCGGGGCAAAGCATCTCCATGGAAAACCCGCGCTCTGTCGGCAGGTACAAAAGCTCTTCCTCCTGCTCAACATCGATCAGCGCGTCACAGCCGCAATATTGGCAGCGCCCCTGTGTCTGCTCCTGCCCCTCTCCCGCATTTTGCGGATAGGTCCCGTCCATGGTCTTAGTTTGCAGCGGCAAGATCGCCGCATTTTGGATTGCACCGCATTTTTCGCACCGTTTTGAAAGGGGCGCCTGGTATTCCTCAAGCGCCTGCAAAACTGTATCTCCGACCCAGGAAAACAGCCCGATTCCGCCGTTTTCATTTTTGAAATAGGCGATATATTGTGTGCAAAGCTCTTCGTTTTCCTCGCTCTCCTCTCCGACGCCGCGCAGGGACGGATCCTCCGTCGCATCGCCCGCATCAAGCTCCACTCCGTAGCGGCGGGCAAGATATCCCCTTGTCTGCGGGACTGCGAGAATCAGCCATTCCATATCCGCAACATCCGTATAAATGCCGGGCTGCGGATAAATCAGCTTTGGATGCAAAAGGGAGAGGCAAACATCGCCCTTTTGCGCATGCGTTCCGCTGCACGGGTCCCATTCCACAAGCCAGCCGCAGCCGCCCTGAATCGGAACGGTTCTCTCAGCGAGATCGATCAGCTCCTCCGTGTTCATCCGGTCAAGCTCTGCGCGCAGCATATCCTCGATCAGCCTTGCGCGCCCCTCATCCTCTTTCCGTCTTGCCCGCACCTTGGGAATCGGCACGGTTGTGCTCACCATGCTTTCGATCAGCTCCATCGCAATATTTCTGACGTGCCCCGTGCGCACGACTCCGTCGTCCTCGATCACAGGGTCGATCTTTGTTCTCTCCCCGCGATAGATCTGCTCCCGCCGATCCGCCGCCTCCCCGTAAAGGCGGTCGTGCTCCTGCTTTGCCAGGGCAAGCCGCTCCTGCCATTTTGCCAGCAGCTGCTTTTTTTGTTTTTTGTTCATGCTTTTCTTCCTTTCCGCTTCCGTTTTTTGTTCGCTTTTTCATCCTTTTTCGCACCACAGGGTTTTCAGATATTTCTTTTCTGCGGCGCTTGCGCGCTCATAATCCTGCAGCATGCTTTTTGTCCACCGCTCCGTCCCGTATTTTCCGGGCACAAGATATGCCTGCTGCGGGCGGATCATATGGGCAATGGCAAGCGCCATCACATAATCGTCATGCGCGCCCGTCTCCGCGGCGGCACGCATATTTTCGTCCCGAACAAAGCAAAGCATTTCCCGCAGCGTTTTTTCATCCCGCACAAGCTCCGGGTGCTCGCGAAAGCTTTGAATCAGATTTGCAATCATCACAGGGCGCGTCTTGGAATCCGTGCGAAAGCCATAGGACCGCCGCAGCGCATGCGTATAATCATCCACGCTCTCGCGCACATATTGCTTCGGATAATTCAGCCGTTCCAGCTCCCGCGTCGTATAGCTTGAAAAATTCACCTCAACGCCGAGCAGCGCCGTATTGTAATACATGCCGAGGCAATACAGCTGCCGTGCGAAAACATCCTCGTCCGTCCGCATTGCAAGCGTTGCAACCTGTTCTCCCGTGCGGTTGTCCAGCACCTGCGCCACAAAGCTGTCCGAGCCCTCGCCCGCCGTGTCCGCGCCGATTGCATAGGGCACGCCCCGTTCCGGCTCGGTGTAAATCAAAACGCAGCCCTGCTCCTGGCGGACAAAGGCCGTTTCTCCCATACGCAGCCCGTCATATGTATAGGAAAATTCGCCGCAGCACAGCGGCTTGATCCCTTTTGCAAGCTGCGCCTCTACTGCCGCGGGTGAAAACACGCTCTTGCCGCTGATGCCCCATTCCCCAAGGGCGTACACCCGATAGAAATATTCATCCGTTTGCCGAAAGCCCTCCAGGGTCGCAATCGCCTGCGCGCTGAGAAAGCGATTGTCCCGATAGGTCGTGCGGCTTGTCCTGGCCCGCGGGTCGTCGCGGTCAAAGAAGCGCTTTTTCAGCCAATGCTGTGTATGAATTGGGTTAAAGGAGAGAATGATTTGCTGATAATACGGGCTGCGGTCCCGCAGACGAATATCCAGCTGATTGAAGTCGCTTTCCGTGATCTCCGATGCCTCCTCAATCCAAATCCCCGTGATTCCGACAATGCTTTTCAGTTTTTCCACATCATCAAGGCCGGAAAAAACGATCTCCGAGCCGTTTTTGAATTGCAGGCTGCGCGGCGATTTCAAAATTCTGTCAAGCGCATCGGCATAATAGCGCCCGGCTTGCGCGCAGAGCTGCGAAAAACAGGAAAGCTCTATCGTTTTATCCACCTTGCGGCAAACCAAAAAGCGATGCCCCGGCTCCGTCGCCGCCCGCTCCAAAATTTTTCGCCCTGCAAAAATACTTTTTCCGGAGCCGCCCCCGCCCATGAGTACAAGATAGCGATGCCTGTCAAAAATAAAGGGATAAAACGCCGCATTATTTGTTTTTGTGAATTCCTGCCACCATGCAGCCGCGCGCCGATGCGCTTCCCCCGTTTCCATCTTCGCCCTCCTCTTCGCTTTTGTCGCTCTGCCGCACTTGCCGTTTCTGCACATCACCTCTGCTGCAATTTCTGCGGAAAAACCAAGACAGCGCACTTTGTTTTTTAAACTCCGGACTGCTCTTCCCGCCGCGTACAGCCCGCCCCCGGCGCACAGCCGCGCGGCTGCCCGCTTTTGAGCATATATCCGCAGATCAGAAACGGTGTTCCGCCGAACAGCGGCTGCAAATATCGGCAGCCCGAGCAATCGCGCGCCAGCGGATTTTCTCTCCACAAAGACAGCAAAATTTCCTCTGCTTGGCTGCAGCTCGCAGCAGGGGTGTCCTCTTTCATCTTTCTTCTTCCTCCTGTTCTTCCTCATTACCGCCATACTCGCCTGCTGCACCGCAAAGCTCCGCCGCGGTGCCGCGAAGCTCCTGCACATTGTACGGGCTTTCGGACATTTCCTCCTCCTGCATAGAAGCTTTCGGATTTTCCGCGAAAACCGCCGTCAGCTGCCGCAGCAACATTTCTTTTTCCCCGAGCGTCTGCACGGTGCCGCTTGGCTTTTGTTCATAGCACTGCTCCCGCTTTGCGCAATACTGCGCAAGGCGCTCTCCGAGCGCGCTCAGGCTGCCGCGGTTTCGTGTCAACAGTTCCTGCTCAAGCCATACGCAAAGGCGGCTATATGCATATTCTGCCGCTGCGCGGTATCGGCGCCGTCCGGCTTGCCGCATTCCGGGGCACTGCGGGCATCCCGCGCAATAGCTCTCCCATTCCCGCATGGAAATTCCGAGGCGCAGCACCAGCTCCTCCAAAGTCGGCGCCGTAATAAACACCTCTTTGCGAATCGGCTCCCCGAGTTGATTCAAAGTATCCATTTGGTGTATGGTTGTTATAGAGGAAAAGTACCGTTCTATTTCCGTCCGCAACTGCTGCGGCGTATATTTTAGCCTTTGTTGCATAGATATCCCCCGCTTTTGCCGATCGGCTGAGCGCTTCGCGCCTCTTCGCTTTCTATCATAGCGGGAATACGGCGCAACAATTGACAACTTTTAAAAACCCGGCACCGATTTTAAAAATGCTCTCCGGAAAAACACGCCGCTCAAAAAAGCGGCAGCCTGCCCTGCATCCGCAGCGCCTGCCGTCGCCTTTTGTTTCTCATTTTTGCAAACCGCTCTCTATTCTTCTGCATTCAGCCCGCGCGCCTTTGCAAATTCCCCGCGCGCAAAAGCCAACCAGCGATAAATGGTCCGCTCATCCGCATACGCGCCATGGCTTGCATGATAGCGCACCGCCGCACAGCGGTCCCGCAGCGACCGAATCGGCGCGAAATATACGGCGCTGACCGCCGCATATTGCTCTGCGCTCAAAATGGATAAAGCAAGGCGGCATGCCTCCATATCAGCAAGAAAAGCTTCGCTTTTCTCCGCAAGAGGGCAGCCTTGCCGTCTCCACGCGCCGTAACAGGAAAAGGCATGCGCCGCATATTCGGAAATATGGTCCCGCCGCATATCAGCGCGCCTCCTTTGCCTGCGCTCTTTGGGGCGGCAGCACCGTTGCGCTTTCCCGCACGGTCGTCCGCGGTCTTTTTTGCATGCGGCGCAGAATTTCGTTTTCCTCCGTCAGCACAGCGCACAGCTGCACCAAAGCGCCGCGTTCCATCCCGGATAAAATCTGCATCCATTCTTGCCGTAAATTTGCATTCATGTTTCTTTCCTCGTTTCTTTTGTCAGGGAGCGTCTTGCGCTGTCTGTATTTCCATCATACCGCATCGCACATACAACAATTGACAACTTTGCCATTTTTGCGCGGCGACGCAAAAAATCTGTGCGACTTTTTTCGATTTTTTCATTCTTTTTTCTGCCATATAAAGCTCATTTTTTCTGCATAAAACATTCTGAGTTTTTATGGAAAAGATTAAAAAATATTGATATTATAAGGGTTTTCGAAGATTTCCAAAATTGGAATTTTGCAATTCTCGTCGATTTTTGCCGCCTGAAAATGTAGGAATATGTCGATTCCTGTTTTGTGATTTTTAATCACAAAACAGCGCAAAAAAATATCGCTTCAAACTGTTGCTTTGAAAGCGAAAGAAGCACGATCAGCTTCTCAATTTCACTTGCCTTGAATTGCGCAGTATTCTGAATCTTTCTTTTCATGGTTTTCTTTGAAACGCCGAGCGCCGCGGCGCAGTCTAAAATCGTTTTGCCGCAGCGCGTAATTGCGTTCAGCAGCAGGGCAGTATTTACCATGGTACACCTCCTTTCTGAGTTGTGATTCATAATCACAACTAAATATTACCATTAAAATTAAAAAATGTCAATCAAAACTTCCATATTTTTCAAAAAATATTGACTGGAAATCACTTATATAGTATAATGGGAATACAAAAATGAAGTGAAAGGTACGAGCAACATGGAAATGAGCAAGCTGATTCGGCAGCGTCGCCTTCAGCTCTGCCTTACCCAGGCTGAGCTTGCCGCGCGTGCCGGCTACAAAAACCCCTCCACCATTGCAAGAATCGAATCGGGAGAAAACGATATCCCGAAATGCAAAATTCTTCCCTTGGCACGGGCACTGGAATGCACCCCGTCTTATTTATTCGGCTTCACCGCCGACCCGCAGGATAACGCCCCGCTTCTTCTCACCGCGCATGAAAGCAGTCTGCTTTCGGCATACCGCGCACAGCCGCATATTCAGCGCAATGTGGATCAGCTGCTGGGCATTCTGCCGCAGCACACAGGTGAAGAAGACCCGGGCGCTCCGCGCCGCAGGAGCATCTGA